CTCTTCCGGTAGGTCATCCTTGAAATCACCATAGTCTATGTTCGCCTGTTGCCAGCTATCGGTCTTACTGCACTTCCTATCGGCAGAGTGTTTATTATAAGGAGGTGAGGTAACCACCAAGTCAACGAAACTATCCGGTAGTTTACTCAATATCTTTAAGCAATCACCCTGAAATATTTTATTCAATTTTAGATATCCCATTCTCTTTGACTACGGTTATGGTCGTAGGAAAATACTCAGCCAGATAGTTATTATGGCTAACTACCAATATTGTCGGTATCCTCTTGTTCAGCTCTAATAGCAAGTCCTTTACAGCTTCTACACCGGCCTTATCTATGCTATCCAGCACCTCATCCAATATAAGTATGTTGAAACTTTGCTTGTTGCGTAGATTAGTGAGGTCATACAACGCAAGTAGGACAGCAAGATCTACCCTCTTACGTTCCCCGGACGAACAGTTGCGATAGTTAAGGCCGGATATCTTGAAGTCTAGATACTTATCAAATTCAAGTCGTATCTGACCCTTGGACAATATGTTAAGATAGAATTCAACCTTATTATTGAGAAATTTTATCATCTGCTCAAGCAGATACACCACTAATCCTTTTTTGCCGAACCCTTCTTCCCAGAAGGAGTAATATTTAAGTTCTTCCGTGGCTTTTTCCACTTCTTGTTCACTAGTCTTGATTGTCTTGACCAGCTTCTCAACGTCCAAGTCAAAGCTAATGTCCTGAAATGAAGCAGGTTGAAACTCCGACTTTTCAATTTCATCTATTCTCTCCTTGAGATTTATTATGTCAGATTCTATGTTGTAGAGGACACTCTCAGTATAAGCCGGAGCTATCTGTTCTAGCTTATCTTCCATAAGAACTACAGATTCTTGTTTCTGTTTTATGTCTGCATTAAATGATACTATCTTGGTATCAATTACACTCTTTTCGGATTCAAGGTTCGTTATAGTAGTTTGGACCTTTTCCTGGTCTAGGATAGTTCCGCAGAGTTTACAGGGCTGTTCCACAAAGTTATTATATTTCTCTATATCATCATTTATGATGTTTTTTCTGCTTTCAAGTTCCTTTATAGAACGCCGTATGCCTTGTATAGATCCATTAATCTTGGCTTCTAGTTCCCTGCCGTCTTTTATCTTCTGATGTAGGTCTAGGTTATGCTTAACGTCAACGGCCTTAAGTTCTGATATCTCTAATTCTATGCGTTCTATCTTTTTCTGTTTATCTCGTTCAAACTCATCTTTAAGATCCTTCTGTTGCCTATCCCAGTTATCTCTTCTGTGTTTCAGCTCTGCCACTTTGTCATTGTAAGTCTGTATCTGTCTATTGGATTCCTCCACCCTATACAACTCATTATCCTTTGTGGTTTCGAGGGATTTAACTTTCTTTTTGGTGGTATCTAAGAAGTCAGAGAACTTATCTACACCGAGTATAGTCTCTATAATCTGTCTACGAAGGATGTTATTCTTGCTGTCAAGGAAGTTAAGGCGTATGCTTGAGTTGGACAAGATTATGGAGTTGGATATGATGTCAAAGTCTATGTTGAATGTAGAGTTTATGTCTTTCTGAGTAAGGGTAGATGACTTACCTATGCTATGGCCGTCCTTTAAGAACCGAAGTGAGTTTTCATACTTAGAATGTTTACGATATCTCTCTATGCTATACCCACCTGCGATATCAAGACCGCAGAAACAATCACGTCCTATCTTATTATTGACTACCTCATCCACACGTTCAACACCACGAATAGTGTCACCAGTAAGACCCCATACAATAGCTTCTATTATAGAGGATTTTCCGGCCCCGTTAGAAGCTTCTTCCTCTTGGGCATCTTTATTAACTCCCTTAATGAATAGAATACCCCTGTTTTCAAGGTCAAATTCTACCCCGTCTCCCAAAGACAAGAAGTTCTCTGCATATAACTTCTTTATAATCATATCATTACGTCCTTTAGTCGTTTTTCTGCTATCTTGATATACTCTGGATTAAGTTCTATACCTATATAATCACGTCCAAGCTTCTTTGCCACAGATCCGGTAGTTCCACTACCAAAGAATGGGTCTAGAACTATACCGCCCTTTGGAGATCCTGCCTTTATAGGTGTTTCGCACAGCTCTTCCGGGTAGGTAGCAAAGTGGGCGTCCGAGAAAGAGCTTGTAACTATCTCCCAAACACACCTTTTATTACGACCTAGCGGATTAACGAATCTATCTCCCATCTTTTCTGTATGGATACCGGTCTGGTTGTTCGCTCTATCGCAATCCCACCCATACTCAGCCCTTTTAAGAGATATCTCTTTGTGGGGCTCCAGCTGCTGTAAAAAGTGATATGTCTTGTTTTTGGTGAAAAAGAACATCTTCTCAAAGTCTACTGTGAACCTGTCTTTAACCGAAGCTGGCATACAGTTTGGCTTATACCATATAATCTCATTACGGAGTATCCATCCACGATTACACATCTCAATAGAAAATCGGGAAGGTATTTGGCAGAGACACTTGTTAGGTAAACCGCTATCACCAACCTGTCTACGTTGTTTCATCATTACGGCGTCTTTTTTACCGTTTTTTCCTCGGCTTCCTTCGCCGCTATCTTTTGCGTTAGAGGCGTAAGTGTCTCCGATATTCACCCAACAAGTGCCTTCTGGTTTAAGAACTCTATACACTTCATCAAATATGTCAACAAGATGACATACAAATAGGTCAATCGTTGGCTCAAGTCCCAACGATCCTTTCCAAGCACCGCACTTTATACAGAAACAAGACTTCTGCCTATTATCTCTGCCATGTGTTCCCATATGGCTAGCTTCTATGCTATCCTCGCCCTTATCGTCACTACTACGAAATCCGGCAGCTTCTATTTCACTTCCCCATTGGTGACCATAACAATCGCAATCGTGGTGACTATCTTTTTCCCATACCTGTCCTTCTGTTCCATAGTCACGAAGCCCCCAATAAGGCGGAGACGTAACTACACAATCCACGAATTCGTCCGGAAGTGTCTTTAATACAGAAAGGGAATTACCCTGATATATTACGTTTCTTTCATTATCTCTACACATTTATTGTAACATTTTTCCTTATCGTGTACGCAGTTAATATCAATGTATTTTAATATAACGTCTTTTAGGTCTAATTCACTATTCATCTCGGCCTTTGCCACCTCTTCAAATTCCTTGTGTTTTATCTCTATCTTTGCTTCCAAAGCCCCATTTTGAAGCAGTGTTTCCTTAACATTACGAGCTTCGGCGGCATCTATAAACTGGTTGGATATAAACCTTACGAACTTGCCTTTTACGTCCTCTTTAGGGTCTAAGACGGTCTTATAGAGCTCATAATTTGGGTTTAGGACGAGTTCCAGTGAGTTATCTTCGGCATTCCAGATGGTTATACCCTTTTCCGAGAATTCCTCACCAAAAGACAGCTGGATAGGGCTTCCTACATATAGGATATTGCCTATTTCCTGCCTTTTATGGTAGTGTCCAAGAAACACCCTATCGAACTTACTAAGGTAGGAAGGCTCAATACCATTGAAGTCAGTTATGTTATATAAGTCATTAGTTACCGCTCCAGATATGCCACAATGTGCAAGTAGTATGTTTTTCTTATTAGGAGAAATGTCTATATCTGAAACTATCTTAACAAACTCCTCATTTGTCTCTACGTTTGGAACGCATACGAAGTTAAACCCGTCTCCGGCTATGGTCTTTACCCCACTTATTATTATGGAGTGCCGTTCAAAGGGTCTTATAGAGGTAACAGAGAAGTCTGTCTCCTTATAATACCTTTCGTGGTTTCCGAGCAGTATAAACACCTTTATACCAGCATCGTATAGTTTATTCAAAATGTCTATAGCCCTATTAAGAGCTAATATATCCATTCTGAATCTAGAGTTAACAAAGTCCCCCAATATTATAAGGTGTTTTATATTACGGGATACAAGAGTATCAACTACCCAATCAAATGTGCTTATGACATAAGGTAGATTCTTGTTGTTCTCTATGTGGGTATCAGCGATTAGGGCGTATTTGGTTTTTGGTAGCATCGTCAGCCAATCTTGGGTTAATCTTACTAAGCAATTCTGCGGTCTTATCCATTGCTGTTCGGATGTCTTTAACAGCTCGTTTCTTCTGAGTATCTGTATCTACTACTTCCTCTTCCATACTCATTATTTAGTCTCCGATTTTGCTATATCCATAAGTATCTCATATAGGACTAAATATCCTATTAGATCCCTTACAGAATCTTCGTGCTTAAACTTGTGGTCTTCTCCCAAAGTATTGTTCTTTATGCGTTTGAGCTTATCGTCTATACGAAGCTCAACCTGCTTTATGGGGTCTAAATCAGAGAACACGTTGATAGGTTCTGCTATGGAATTACCATAGCTCTTGTTCTTCTCCAACAGCATCTTGGCTATATCAAAGCACTTCTCTTCTATTTTCTTACGCATTTGTTCTGGTGTCATATGTTTCCTCCCTTGATAATATTAATATAAAAAGTGCAGAAATTCTACAGAGTTTATATTAATATGTATGTGGATAATGCAACTAACCAAAGGGAGGTAGCAAATGAAGTTTGAGATGTTAATGAATAGGGTTGAAATGGCGAATACGTCAGGGCTCATAAATGAGGCCGTCTTTGACGATAAGTTGAAGTTTGCCATAACCAACGAGTCGCATTCGGTTGTAGCAGTGGCTAATACAGATAAAGGAATAGGTCTTCCGGAAATTGGTGTGTTTGACCTGGGGCAGCTCCTTAAAACTATGCAGTATGTTTCTACTTGGGTTGATGACCTGAGTAAAATAGAAATATCAATAGATGTAAATCGTCTTATGTTTTCGGTTGGTAGAAAGAAAATGAAGTTTCTTCTGTCAGATCCGAAGACCATATCGTCAGTAGTTACTGATAGAGTTCCGGGGTTCCTTGAGAAGGTCCGCAAAGAGGAAGCCTTGAGTATAATCCTTCCAAACGCAATAAGAAACGACTTCTTGAAGTCGATACAGTTAATATCTCCTAATACCGTCAACTTCTACAACGATGGTAAAGAACTATACGCATTAGTCGGCTCTGAAATGGAACATAATGCCATTATGCCGCTAGGAGAAGTAAAGGATATAGGGAAAAAGGTTCAGGCTCTTACAGATGCAAACCTTTTGAGCAGTGTTCTTCAAACTGTGTCAGGTATACCGGATATTATGTTAGAGGTCAGAAATGATACTCCGCTTATGTTCGTTATGCCGGATTATCTATATATTGTCTCAAACAAATAGAGGATTAAATGGATAAAAATAATCTTTGGGTAGAGAAGTATAGACCTTCTTCTCTTAATGACCTTGTATTAGATCCATTACATAAGGATATAATACATAAGTTCTTAAAAGAGGGAAATATACCACACCTATTATTATCAGGTGGGGTGGGAACAGGTAAGACTACCATAGCAAAGATACTCATAAATACATTAGATTGCGATAGCTTAATACTGAATGCGTCTAGCGAACGTGGTATAGATGTCGTTAGGAACAAGATTCAGATGTTCGCATCTATGTCTTCCTTTAAGAAGTGGAAGATCGTGTTTATGGATGAAGCTGACCTGCTTACACCAGAGAGCTTCTTTGCTTTACGTAATATTATGGAGACTTATTCTCAAAATACCCGGTTTATTTTAACGGCAAACTATATTAATAGGATTATAGAGCCGATACGTAGTAGATGTCAGATAATGGAGTTTAAAGCATTACCGAAAGAGTTCATAAATAAAAAGCTATCCGATATATTGGCCAAGGAAAAAATAGAATATGACAATGCCGATCTTGATATCCTAATTGAAACATACTACCCTGATATAAGGAGTATGATAAATAGCCTACAAATGAATACCATTGGAAATAGGTGGAAGATACAAAATGTAGGTTTTAGAGATAACGAGAAGGTATTGGCTTATTTGAAAGTTGGGGACATAACTTCTATTCGTAAAATGGAATTGGACTTTGTTGAGATGTACAAGTATTTATTCGACAAAGCCGAAGCTATATCACTCAACGATGCTCTGTCTATTTCGTTGATAATCGCTGAATACCTATATAGGGACACGTTTATCGCTGACAAGGAACTTAACTTTGTTGCTTGTCTATACGCAATGGCAGAGAAGGCTAATATACGGATAAAGAGATGACCGAGAAGAAAAAGAAAGATATCTTTTACTACTTAGATAATCTATTTGAAAAGAACGGCGTTCCAAAGTACGATAGAACTCAAAATTTCGGTTGGATGATAAACCGATTCTTGAGTATGGACAGCCGTTTTGCTCCATATATTTCAGACTTTTCAAAGTATACAAATACCCTAAAAGAACGATATTATTATCTACTTTATAGATTTATACCAAAGATGCCCGCACCACGGAATAAATATGTAAAGCAGAACAAAGAGTTTCCGGATAAGTTAATAGATAGATACCAAAAATTCTTTAACGTGTCACGTAAGGAAACAATAGAATATTTACTAATACTTCTAAAAACAGCAACCTTAAAAGAGATGTATGAGGAGGTAGGGTTAGAATTTGACAAACGAGCTGATAAGAGTAAATAAAGTAACAACGACCAAACGATCAATATGCCAAAAATGTGAGTATTGCGATAACACATTTGTTCCGTCTATAATATCTGATAGGGATATTGTAATTATCGGAGATGCTCCCGGAGGCTCTGAAAACGTAGCATTTATAGGAGACGATGGAAAGCTTCTTAGGGATACACTAAAAGACGCTGGGTTTGATACGTCCAAAGTTTCATATATTAATGTCGTAAAATGCATCCCAACTAAGGACGGAGCCCCAGAAAAAGGTGCTGTAAAAATATGCTCAAAGGAATACTTAATTGAGGAGCTGTCACAACTAAGGCCAAAACTTATCGTGTTAGCTGGAGCATTACCTCTAAAGGTATTCTTTCCCAAAGATAAGATTACTGATAAAAAAGGTAATTTTCTTGATATGAACGGAATAAAATTCCTTCCAGTATTACATCCGGCCTACTGCCTTCGTAATGCCGATTTTATACCAAACCTAAGACGTGATTTAAAGAAGGCTTTCATATTTCTATATGGTAACCTATATAAAAATAGAAAATATAATATATGTAAAACCGTAGAAGACCTAAATAAATGGAAGGAAATACTACTTAAAGCAGATACATTAGCTATTGATATAGAAACCAATTCAACATTAGACCCTTTTAGCATCGGTGCTGAAATATGGACTATTGCCTTTGCCTATGATAAGGGTCAAACAGTATGTATGCCACTTAACCACCCAGAAGTAGTTGATCCTGATTATAAAGCCAAGGTATGGGGTGTAGTAAAAGAAATTATGGGGTCAGAAGTCAAAAAGGTGTTCCACAACGCAATATTTGATGTCAAGTTCTTACAGAAGTTCGGAGTGATTACAAAGGCATTATGGGCGGATACTATGGTTATGTCGTTCCTATTAGACGATAATAGGCATTCTAATGGTCTAAAAACCCTATCATCAGAGTATCTATATGGTTGTGTAGATTCGTGGTCAGAGAAGTTGGATAAACTTGCTGAATACAACTCAGAGGATTCAGATAACACATTACAGCTATATAATCTATTCCTACCTAAACTTCAAAGTATAAATGATGGTATGTTTATGACATTTATACAAGTTATAATGCCTATGATTCAAGTTATAGTGGATATGGAGCTTAATGGTGTTAAAGTTAATATGGACTACACAAAAGAATTATCTAAAAAATATAATTCTGAATTAGAAGCTCTTAAACATATTATAGCTACTAAGTTCCCTGAAGCCGCTGAGGTAAACCTACGTTCTAGCCAACAGGTAGGGAAGCTTCTATTTGAAAAAATGGGGTTTAAGCCAGTAAAGAAGACCGATAGCGGTAAAGATTCGGTAGATTCTGAGGTGCTTAATAATCTATCATTACAAGGGTGTAAGATAGCCGAATACCTATTGAGACTCCATAAGATAGAAAAGATGTTATCTACCTATATAGACAATCTACCTGCTATGGTGAGTTCTGATGACAGATTACGTGGGTCCTTCCTTATATGTGGGGCTCGTTCTGGTCGGTTATCCAGCAGACATCCCAACCTACAAAATATACCGAGAACTTCAGATATTAAACAAATGTTTGTTCCGAAAGATGGACATATGTTCATAAATATAGACGCTTCGCAGATGGAACTACGTGTGGGATGTTCAGTAGCAAACGATAAAACGATGATACTCGCATACAATCAAGGTATGGATGTTCATAAACTTACAGCTTCTATTATTATGAAGAAAACAATAGAGGAAGTTACAAAAGAAGAACGACAGAGTGCGAAGGCAGTTAATTTCGGACTTATTTATGGGCAGTCGGCAGACGGATTTCAAAAATCTGCTGAAGCCGAGTATGGGCTACATTTAACATTAGGTCAATGCCGACAGTTCCGAGATGCGTTCTTTACATCATATAGCGGATTTCTGCCTTGGCATAATAGGGTTAGAGCGGAGCTTAAAAATAAAGGATATGTAGAATATCCAACAGGACGTCGTAGACGATTTCCAGAAGTAATGGGATGGGAAGATATACCCGGCGAGGTTTTTAGAAGTGCTGTGAATTCCCCAGTTCAGGGATCCGGTTCAGATATTATGTTGTTTATGATGAGTAATTTACGAGATGAGATACATAATCAGAATCTTCCAATAGAATTCATACTAACCGTCCACGATTCAGTTCTATTAGAGTGCGAAGAACGTTTCTGTCCGGATATTCAGAACATAGTCCATAAGATAGCAATAGATAAAATACCGAGCCAGTTCGGATGGATGCAGGTCCCTATGAACTTTGATTTTAGCATAGGACCGAACTGGGGAGAAATGAAAGAAATCAAGTCCCGAAATGAGGGAAAGGTGATATAATGAAGTATACAGCAACATTTCAAGTAAAGTTTGATCCAGAGATGATGTGTGATAAGGATGAACTTAAAAAGACCTTTGGTGGTAGCTGGGACAAAGTTATTGAATGGCTATACAAAGAAGAAGGTATAGGAATTTTCAATGAAGATCTTGAATTTACGGGGGTAAAAACCGACTAAAGGAGGTGGAATGTGTTTGCTTTAGTGTTTAGAGATTTAATGGTTATAGTAGCAGGTTTAATAATTGTATGGTTTGTGTGGACGTGTGTTCGTAAAATAGGGAGGAGGGATGCAAGAGAAGAACACATCAAAGAGTTAATGGATAACGTAGATGAGTTAGTTAAGTTAGCTAAAAAGGTGAAAGTAGACCCTAAAAAGCTCAAAGAAGCTAGGGAGAAGTTAGCACAACTTGAAAAAGAGGGGAGTAAATAAAATGGTCGCAAATACGAAACAAACATTAAATGACATCGCCAATAATCCCGGACCCTTTATGATAAAGGTGGGTATTATGGTAGTTGTGGGTATCATCGCCATATGGGCGCTGTTTCACACGGTATCACTCGTTAAGATAGAAGGTAATGAAGCCGTAGTAAGGCAAGATCTGTTTCACGGTGTTGAGAACGATGTTTGGACATCAGGAACAAAAGTTTACTGCGGATGGACTACCGATATCTATAAGTATGATATCGGAACACAGAAAGTCACCTTTGATACTAAGGGTGATAACAAAGATGCCGAATATGATAGGATAGAGGTAAATTGTGGTGAGAATGGTGGTCAGAAAGCGTGGATAGCAATATCTATGAACTACCGTATTGGGTATGATACGGCAAAAGACGGAGCCCCGGTATTTGCTCCAGATAAACTAGTAACTCTTCATAAGGAAGGATTAAGGGAAACATATGAAAGCGTGATATTGAAGAGGACTATTGTAGAGATAGTTAATAAGGTTGCAAGACCCCATTCAGCTCTATCAATATATTCCGGGCAGGGATTTGTGGACTTTGTGCAAATGCTGGAAACGGAGTTAAAGTCTGCTGAAACTTTACGGGAACGTGGAATCTATGTGGAAAACACTATAGTTTATAGTGTTCACCTTGATCCTAAATATGAATCCGAGATAGCATCTAAGGTATTAGCTATTCAGGAAACATTAAAGATTAAAGAGCAGACAATAGCCAAGCAGGAAGAAGCAAAGAGACAGTTTGCCGAATCTCAAGGTAATGTCGAAAAGGTTAGGCAGGATTCCGAAGCTTCAAAGATTAAAATGGTTAAGCAGGCTGAAGCTGATAATGAGAGAGAAATCCTAGCAGCGCAAGCCGAGAAAGCCAAAAGAGTTCTTGAGGCAGAGGGTAATAGGGATGCTAACTTAGCTATGGCATCTGGTATACTAGCAGTTGGTAAGGCAAACGCAGAAGTAGAGCAATTGCAGAGGGATGCCAAGTATGCCGGTGAATCAGGATCTAGGAGAGCTTCGGTTGAGATAGCAGGGTTACAAGCAGATAAGTTGAAAGGTATGCTTACTGGTGTTAGTGTGATTTCCGACAAAGCACTATATAATATGGGGAAGTCTACCGGAATGTATACCGTTGGTGTTGGGAACGACGATAAGTAATATGGCGGGCCGTCGTAGCCGACGGACAAGGCTATGGCCTGTAGTAAAGTGATAACGGAAAGTAGACTTTATGAATCAGGGTGGGAAGCGAGTGGTCGAGTCTACGGCGGCACCAGTCTATTGTGGTTTCTGTCCAGACAATAAGAAATGTAAGGATTGTCCATTACTATATGAGTTCAAGATGCCGAAAATGTAATAATCAATTGCCGAAGGATCGTATAGGTTCAGACCAATACTGTAAGAATTGTTTGCATACAGAAACGCAAATAAGAATTAATAGGATAGTATCGGAACGTATGCGAACGGTCAGGGAGGCCGGTAAAAATGATGACCGAAGGACAGATATTAAATAAGTATAAGAAATTATTTAATTGTAAAGAAAACCTAGTCCACGATTTCGGATTACAATGTGACGATGGTTGGTATCCTCTTATAGAAGAAATGCTTGGTAAGATAGTAAAGACTAAGCCGGGTAAAGATTTTAAGGTAGTTCAGATTAAAGAGAAGTTCGGTGGTTTGCGTGTGTATGTTAATGGACATACCAAAGAAATAAGAGATATAATAGACGAGTACGCAGACCTTAGTTATCAGACGTGCGAATGGTGTGGTAAAAATAAAGAAGACCATCCATACGAAGATGTTAAGCTTAGGCGCAGGACGGGAGTTATAAAGACGTTATGCGACAAGGACTATTCCTCTTGGAAAGATTACGAAAAATAAAAGAGTTCATACTGATTTTACCGGCTTTTATTGTGATGTTTTGGATAATAAAACCCTGGAAAAAACCAAGTAAAGACCACTCATAAAGGGGGGAGTATGAAAGATAGAGCAGAGCGTAGACAGCAGGTAAAGAGGGTAATAAAGAGAAGGCTTAAGGTTATAAAGCAGGTAAGTCCTGACTATAAAGAGGTAATTGAACAACCTCATAGAATGGCAAAGAAACATCCTCTTGATTGTGGTAACCCTATGTGTGGGTTATGTCATATGCACAAGAGAACAAAAAAGCCAAAGATAAGTGTCCTTAAAAGAGAACCCCAAATAGACTTAGAGGACGTTGACTTATAATCACACTAATTCAGCAGTAGGATCAAACATCTTACTTCGGCTTCTTGACCTTTCATATTCAAGGTCAGTAATCTTCTTTAACTGCCAATTATTAAATATTGGATCCTCTTCTCTTGTCCTATACAGCTCCAAAGCAAGTGGGAAAAATCCTAATTTTGCGTGTAATTCAACAAGTATATAAGCACTGGCTATGGGTAGTCCGGGGAAGTTAACACAAATTTTCTTGTTACCATTTAGTAGGTCTTTTGGCAGTTGGTTGATAATGTCTATAATCTGAACAAAGAGGTTCTTGGATAGGTTAAGGTTAACCTTGACCAATTCCTCCACTGCTATCGTCTTGTATTGGGTCTCTATTTCCTTCAGTATGTTCTCTGTCAACTTCCGTCCGAAGTTGATTATGTAAAGGGTCCTCGGGCTCAACTGTTGTTCCATTGTCTTTTCCATCCTTTTTATCACTTATTTTTTCTTCTACAGAACCCTGTCTTTTCTTTTCGAGTTCTATAAGTTTATTTCTATTTTCAGATATCTTAAAAAAACGTTCCCTTATCTCTATCGCACTATCCAACACTTTAAGTATCTCTTCACTGGCGTCTTCTATCTTGGATTTACTCATTACGTTGTTAATTTCTATCGCAACTATGTCCGGCTCACTCTCATAAACAAAGAAAGTGGCAGATATATTCTTTCCCTCTGTATCTCTATCCTTAACTTCAAAGAAAAAAGCACCTATCTTTTCATGCCTTTCACCTACGGCAAAGAATTCTTCTGGAAAATGCTTTATAATAGTGCTGTATAACCTGTCTTTCATATGCGTTCTACTTCAATGTTCCTTATCTTTAAGATTTTGTCGAAGTTAGTCTGCAATATCCTTTTTATTTCGTCTTCGTCTGCCTTAGAAACAACGTTGAAATCTATAATAACAGCATCATCTGTTTTTGTAATTTTTGGTTTATCTTGTACCCGACCTTCAACAGCCTTTAAATTAGCTGTAAGTATTTCTATGATTTGGTCATCGGTGGGAAGTTCTTCTGCTCCAAGACTACCCTCTATCCTAACCTTATTCATATTGGATTTTGGGTATGCCTTTATCTTACTAAATTTAGAAAGTGAAATATCCCTTACAGGTTCTTGTTCCAGATCTTCTATTCCAAGGTAGGTAAGTATCTGAGCCCAGCTATCATCGGTGTCTAAGGTTACGAGTGTTTTACCATCGCTAGTTCGTAAGTCATAATCTGACAATATGTAGTTTTTAGTTCTGGCTATCTGTTTCATCCTTTCCCATACTTTATGGTCCAACTCAAAAAACTCTTGAAAGGATTTAGCTTCAAATACTCTATCTAATCTATTGAATATGTTTTTCATCTCTTCTTTTTAGCCTGGAGTTTGTTCAACGCAACACGCATAGCATTTAGTAAGCTTTGCTGAGCCGCTGTAACACCTTGAGGTTTTGAAGCCGGCGTCTGATACGTCTTTTGAAGTTCTCTCTGGTAATCCTTGCCGACATTAAAGAACTTACTAACCTCTTTCTGCGTTTTATCGTCTTTAAGCTCCAATGCCCTCCATTTCTTTATTATGTAAATTAAGGGTGTTTTATAGCACCTATACGCACGTAGGACGCTGTTCATACGTGACTTCAAGAAATCATATACGTATCTACTTTGTCCACCAGGAACGTAAGATAACAACCTTCTTAACTGCTCGGCCTCGGTCTTTGATAAATAATGACTATTAAGGCCGTGTGTATAAAGAGCATCACTATATAAAACAAAGGCTAGCGGGGTTTGGTCGTGTTTCCAGTTCAAATATCTACAGAGAACTAAATCTCCAAACTCTAACCTCGCAGCCATTCATTATTAATCCTCAGCGACAGCTACCGCTTCTGCTACTTCCGGCTTAGCGTTTTTGTCTTTAATTAGGATATCAGCTTCTCTAAAGAATTTGATAACCTTGTTTTTAGCCTCAACAGCTACCTCATCTATTGTTATCTTTTGATTTTCTGTTTGGAAGGTTATGCTGAAAGGCATAATTCTGTACTTTGTATAGTTATTAGTTTTCTTTAAGAAAGCATCTATATTAGCAGATCCGTGCCACATTTCCTTAATATCGCCTATCATTGTATTAACGATATCAGAATATAGATCGTTCTCTTTGATAATAACAAGAGCGCTCATAAAATCGTTATACCTAAGAACCGCTCCGAAATACACATTCTCGTTACCCGACAAACCCAACCCCAACGTCATAAAAGCAAATTTTAACATATTTTTATCTCTCCTTTTTATTTATACTACTTTTATTACAACTATCCTACCAGTTGCGGTAGGAGGTGAACTCCATGTAACTACTAATGTATTGACACCTGTTACTTGAATACTTTGTGGCCAAATAATATTAGCCGGTGCTGTCATAGCGTCGTAGCACATAACTAATACTGCTAATGAGCCTAGATTATGCGTAACATTCCAAGTAGTTCCTGATAATGCTAGTGTATTTGTATACCCAATCGTAGGAAAACCAGTAGTTGAATTGTAGCTCCCACCAACAGCTATACTATTACCCCATCTAGTCAACAGAGGGTTATTGGGAGTAAGTCCTACATTCCTGTGCATTGTTAGAACAAATATGTTATCTCCCTGCGGGAGAGCTGTACCAGCGCATACTATTACCGATAACGCTGACCCGTCAGTATTAGGGTCAAGAGAAACATATGCAACGCTATCAACAGGTATATTTACTGTTGTAGCATTTATTATATTATAATTAGCTGTTCCACGTCTGGTTGCATTACTTAAACCACGTCCGGCCAGCCAGTTTATATACATAGGGTCTGTAAACGACCAATTATACCCAGCACTCCAACTATGAGTTCCACCGCCACTCATCCACGTATTGCGGTCGCTGTTAAAAATAAATGGATCTTTTAATGCATCTGGAAAAATAACTGCCATATATTTATCTCCTTATACCGGCTGATATGCCGTAATGCCAACCAACATAAACTTACCTGCGTGGTTGTCAGATACAGTAATATCTCTCGTTAAACTACAGACTACTATCGGATGGTCGGTAGGAACAAGTGCCAACTCAGCCGCCGTAATACTAAAAACAATAGGATTTACGTGATTTTCTAATACATATTGAACTGTTGGAGGATTAAATGTTTCATTCTTCGTATTCGATACAGTTGGTGTAGTAAAATTATCACCAGCCTTAACTATATCATAAGAGAATATCAGCCCCACGTTCTTAGCTACTGCTGAAGTCGACATACAATAATGTATCTTAAAATTCAAATCCAACGTTCTATTAGTGTTCTTTGGAAGGGGGAATTGAAAATATGCTTTAGCTGTCAATGCGGCGGTAAAATTAGCACATATTGTTTTTCCTATAACGCTACCATATTCAAACGGAGTAGAACTATCTGGTTGTAGCATAGTAGGGTCTATCCATTGTCCCATCCATCCACCTAAACTAGTTTGAACAGCATTAGCAATAGCCAAATCACGAGCTCTTAGGTCGGAAGCCTGGCTATCGTCTGTCATAAAATAGACAGGATCAGAAATTTCTATAGCTCTAACCTTAGGTACAGTAATTCCACCTATTGTCTCCATATCTGTAGTCGGTGGAATTGTAAGCCAAAAAGCATCATCAGTTCTCATTTTTATTTCTCCTTTTCTTTATGGAAATATACTCACTACTTTAAATAAATTCTTAGCCCTAACAGCTATTGTAGCTCTGCCAATATCTTTCACATACTCTATAATCTGTTGTGAACTCATACCATCAAAACCAGCGTCTATTGTTTCAAGTATCTGAACCATACTCGGCTCATCTTGATATGACGATATATTGCCGTCAGTTAATACAAGAGCAAACTCGTTGTTATCGTAGACTAACTCTACATCAACGTATTTATCCTCAAACAATAGATTTGCTCTTTCAAATAGTTCCATTATATTATTATGGTCCAATCAAACACAAATCTCAGCTCCGGAGTCTTCGTTAAAATAGGAAAATTCTTTATAGCAAAAAGACCGCTAGTAGGAATTATCCCATTCACTAAAGTTTCATTGAATGTGAACATACCGGCTTCTGAATATACTTGAGTTCCGCCCGGACCATTACCCTCACTTGTGTCTATTATAGCTTCAAATGTAACACTAGACGTATTTGAAACTAGATTATCATCAAAAACAACAGACGATATAGTTTTGGTTAAAATAACGTTAACTAAATTAGTCATAATCTCATTGGTAGGCAAAGCTTGTCCAAAATTAGGGTCAAGAGGATCGGATATATGACCGCCGTCTCCAAACTTCATTTTAGATACATACCTTTGAGTGATGTTATCGTTTCCCATCATTCTTACTACATCTCGTTTGGCTATAAGGACTATTGTATTCAAATCTTCATAGTGTATCCAACTTTTTCCACTATTAACGTTTTCTACTCTTACTTTAAATTGTCCTTGTAGTCCTATCTTATCTGTAAATTTCATTTGTGTTTCCTCTTAATAACTTTTGTCTCCGGGTTATAGCTGTGCTGTTTCTCAATAGGCTTCTTCGGAGTAATAATCTCTAATTTAGGTGCTACTTTTGGTGCTTTAAATTCTAAAATTCCACTTTCTTTTAAAATCTTACCTATATTCTCAGCATCAGTTTCATTCTCAAATACCAATGTCATATCTGTATCTGTCATACCTATTCTAACACGGCCGCTTGTTGGTGTAGTC